AAAACTGGAAAATTTAGTGGCCACGAAAAAGGCGATTATGTCCACAGTGTGGACGTGGATTTGGTGCTGTTTTGGGCCAAAAAGGGCTGTTTCAGGGGAAAACGGCTTCGAAACGTCCACACTGTGGACATGTTTGCCCACTTGCCCACTACTTCTCCCTAAACTTTATTAAGGAGAAAATTAGTAGTACAGAGAGTTTTGTCCATCGAAGTGGCCTGGCCACAGATCCCAGAACATGTCCATTTGTACACGCGACAAATACAAGGATAATAATGAAAGGAGTAGACTATGATGACTACTTTTAGCCTTTTTGCCGAGGCATCCGATGAGTAAGCTGGAGGAGATCTTCCAGCGAGACCTCATCAAGGAGCTCCGAGAGTTGCTTCCCGGCTGTGAGATCTTTGTGCTAGATCCTCACAAGCAGCAGGGACATCCGGATCTCATCATTGTCTTTGGTCACAAGTGGGCTGCACTCGAGTGCAAGGCTCATGAGAAGGCCATCAGACAACCCAACCAGGAGTTCTTCATCGACAAGATGCGCCTCTGGTCCTACGCTTCGTTCATCTACCCTGAGAACAAGGAGGTTGTTCTCCGTGAAGTTCAACAAGCACTCCGAGCTTGAAGGGCAGCATTCCGTTCTGAGTCCCAGTAAGTACCACTGGATCAACTACAGCCCGGAGAAGTTCGCTGTCTTCGTTCGTACCCGCCTGGCCACCCAGCGTGGCACTGAGCTCCATGAGTTCGCCTCCACTGCTATCCGACTCGGACAGAAGCTCTCCAACAAGCAAGACACACTGAACAAGTACGTGAACGACTGCATCAGGTTCCAGATGACGCCTGAGGTTCTGTTGTTCTACTCGTTCAATGCGTTTGGCTCAGCGGACGCTATTTCTTTCCGAAACAACGAGCTCCGCATCTTCGATCTCAAGACGGGCTCTTCCCGAACTTCGTTCAATCAGCTGATGTGCTACGTCGCACTCTTCTGTCTCGAGTACAAGATCAAGCCCGCCACCATCTTCATCGAACTGCGCATTTACCAAGAAGGTGAAATCCAGGTCTTCGAGCCCCCGCTTGAGGAGATCGAACGCATCATGCACAAGTATGTGGCATTCGATGAGCTGATGAACAAGATCGCCGAGGAGGAGGTACTGTGACTGAAATCTTCCATGAGGGAGTGCTCCGCAAGTCCGGCCGCTATCCTTGGGGATCGGGTCGCAACCCTCACCAGAGGAGCATGACGTTCCTGTCTATGGTGCAGGATCTTCGCGAAAAGGGAATGACCGATACTGAGATCGCTCGGTCGTTCGACATGTCTAGTACCGACTTCCGTACCACCAACACCATCGCCAAGAACCAGAAGATTGCTAAGGAGCAGACAGAGGTTCTCAGGCTGAAGGACAAGGACTGGTCGAACGTCGCTATTGGCAAGCGTCTCGGAATTCCAGAGGCTACTGTTCGCGCCCGTCTCAACACGGCCATGCAGGCTCGTTCCGAAGAGCTCATGAACACTTCTGAGTTCCTCAAGGCCAAGATCACCAAGGACGCCTATCTAGACGTCGGTCTGGGCACCGAGCATCACATCGGGATCAGCAAGGGTAAGCTGGCAACAGCCGTAGCCGTTCTGAAGGATCAGGGCTATGTTGAGCACCGCTTCAGTGAGGTGCAGCCCGGTACGGGTAAGAAGACCAACTTCAAGGTTCTCACACCTCCCGGAACGACTTACCCTGATGTTCTGAACAATAAGGACCGAATTCGCTCTCCCAGCGGATACACAGAGGACGGTGGACGCACCTTCCTCAACATCGAGCCTCCTGTTCGTGTTTCCTCTAAGCGAATCGAGGTCCGATACGGTCCTGATGGCGGTGCCGAGATGGACGGTGTCATTCAGCTTCGTCGTGGAGTCGAAGACCTCTCACTGGGCAATGCACGATACGCTCAAGTTCGAATTGCAGTCGACAAGGATCGCTATCTCAAGGGCATGGCGATGTACACCGATGACCTTCCTGATGGAGTGGATATCCGCTTCAACACAAACAAGAAGGACACCGGTAACAAGATCGACGCCATGAAGAAGATGGAGCGTGACGCGAACGACCAGGTCGATGAGGACAACCCTTTCGGCTCAATCATCCGTCAGAAGCACTTCTTGGACTCAGCAGGGAATCTGAAGCTCTCCCCTCTCAATATTGTCGGTAGTGAGAACCCCGACGGCGAAAGCACATCTGGTGAAGAAGGTGGATGGTCCAAGTGGTCATCTAAGCTCTCTTCTCAGTTCCTTTCCAAGCAGCCACGAGAATTGGCTCAGGAACAGTTGGATCTTGCGTACAACGTCAAGAAATCCGATTTCGACGAGATCATGACTCTCACGAATCCTGTAGTCAAGCGAAAGCTTCTAGAGAGCTTCGCAGAGACAGCAGATTCCTCTGCAGTCCATCTCAAGGCTATGGGGCTTCCTAGGACCAAGAATCATGTCATTCTTCCGATTAACACTCTTAAGGATGATGAGGTCTACGCTCCCTGGTACAACGACGGTGAGATAGTCGTTCTCGTTCGACACCCTCATGGTGGAACATTCGAGATTCCCGAGCTTCGAGTCAACAACAAGAACAAAGAGGCAAATCGAGTCATTAAGCAGGCTCGAGACGCTGTTGGGATCAACTCCAAGGTCGCAGAACGCCTTTCTGGAGCTGATTTCGATGGTGACACCGTTCTTGTCATTCCTAACGGCCAACGCAAGGTTCAGACAACTGCGCCCCTCAAGGAACTGGAAAAGTTCGACCCTAAGAACACCTATCCTGCTTATGACGGAATGCCAGTCATGGGTGGTGGTAGGTGGAACGCAGCCAAGGGAAAGGTCGAGTTCGAACCAGGCAAGGGGCCAAACAGCACTAAGCAGCATCTGATGGGTGACATCTCGAATCTCATTACAGACATGACGATTCAAGGTGCCCCTCAGTCAGAGATCGCTCGTGCTGTTCGTCACTCCATGGTGGTCATTGATGCTGAGAAGCACGCGCTGAACTATAAGCAGTCCGCTGAAGACAACGGAATTGCTCAACTCAAGCGTGACTACCAAGGTGGTGTCAACGGTGGAGCAAGCACGCTCATCTCGAAGGCCAAGTCTCAGGAAAGGGTCAACGAGAGGAAGCTAAGGCCTGCCTCACAGGGTGGCCCAGTAGATCCCAAGACAGGGAAGCTGGTCTATGTAGAGACTGGTAATGGGTACACCAAGACCCAGGTAATGAAGCGCACAGGTGAGGTTAGGGAAACATGGATTCCCAAGAAAGAAACCTCTACCAAGATGGCAGAAACGGATGATGCTAGGACTCTGATTTCAGATCCCGGCACCAAGATCGAACGCATCTATGCCAACCATGCCAACCAGTTGAAGGACCTTGCCAATCAGGCTAGGCTCACTGCAATCAACACCCTGCCACCCAAGTCTGATAAGGCAGCACGCCTGGTATACAAGAATGAAGTAGCCTCCCTTCGTTCTAAGTTGAACATCGCCCAGGCCAACGCACCTCGTGAAAGGCAGGCCGTCTTGTTTGCGGCCACCACCACCAAGATGAAGCGGCAGTCTCATCCGAATCTCCCTGCTGACGAGTACAGGAAGATAGAGAGAATGGCTTTGGCAGAAGGTCGTCGTAGAGCAGGTGCTAGAAAGAACCCCATTGACATCACCCCCCTCGAATGGGAAGCCATCCAGGCAGGCGGTGTCACGCACTCTATGCTCTCAGACATCCTTATGCACGCCGATCTTGAGCAAGTTCGTCAGTACGCCCTGCCTAGGCAGAACACCGTCATGTCAGATGCTAAGTTGGCTAGAGCACGCAACATGTTGGCTAATGGCTATGATCCAGGTGACATTGCTACAGCACTGGGTGTTGCACCCAGCACACTGGGTAGTGCATTGGAAAGGGGTTAGTATGAACCCTATCCATACCACTATGCAGTACCATACCATGCCATGCATCCACACACAGAAGGGAGAGTGCAATGGCTAGAGCAGTAATGCTTACTACTATTGACAATCCCTACAGTCCTTTCACACAGTACGCTGATTGGCTGGCCTATGATGAAGCCGCCCACCACTACACCAACGGTGCCCTTGCCAGGGTAGTGGTTACGTCAGAAGAACTTAGTGAAGCTGATCAGTTGCTAGCAACAGAAGAAGCAATTGATCTCATCGTTAGGGAGAATCCACTCGGTCTCTACCGCAAGGAAGTGCTCGAGTCCTGACGATAGAGGGCTGATCTGACGTGGGGAGGGGGGGTCTCGCAAAATAGGCCCCCCCTCTGCATCGCGTCCCTCCTCAAAAATGCCCCGGGGGAGAATTTTAGGGCAACATTCGACCTTTAAAGGCCAACACAACTAGGTGTAAAGGAGCACAGACACTATGGGAACTGCATCAGGCAACTCCGCATGGCAGAATTACCCATCCACATCTACCCCAATCTCTGCAGCCAGGATGAATGCGATCGAAGCAGCACTCGATCGGATCGACAATGAGGCCGGAATCCCCGGTCCCACAGGTCCTGCAGGTCCCGCTGGTCCCGCTGGGCCGGCTGGTGCTCCTGCTACCACCCCCGTCTACTCGTCGTACGCCGCTCTTCCGAACCCTGGGGTGTCAAACCGACTCTACACCGTTCGACTGAGCTAGAACATGCCGGTCGCAACGGTTATTTGGGACGGACAGCGATACGTAAACGTCCTCACAGGCGAACGACACGAGACATTCGTCTCCGGCGTTACTCGGCCGGTCTACGTCGAGACTCTGAACCTCGATGGAGCTCGGAACGTGGGTACGAACCCCGCCATTCCTCTGGTTCCATATGCCGGCGCGCCCAATGCTGCCGGTATCATCACGCTCAGCACTCCAGGCCTTTACGAGAACGTCCTCTTCCAGGCGCCAGTTGATATTCGTGCCGAAGTCGAGCTTCGGAACTGTCGAGTCCTCGTCGAGG